AAGTATCTAACAATAAATTTATGAAAAAAACAGAGAATCAAGTAACGTTAAGCAAATCCTTGCTTGACCGAATGCTGGCCAAACTTGGCTATGCAAAAATCGAAGATGTACTTGCAGTAGCACTGGAACTTACAACAGCAGGTGGTGATACATTGACCGTGGAACGAGACGAAGGCGACCCTCAGGTGGGTGACTCAGCAAGTCCGGACGGTGAACATGTGATGCCGGATGGTAAGACTATCGTTGTGGTTGATGGCGTAATTACGGAAATCCGTGAGGCAGGTAGTGATGATACAGCAGCTTTGGAAGCACGTATCGCTGAACTGGAACAGCAGGTTGCTGATTTGTCGGCTAACGCTAAATCAGAGGATGACATCAAGGTGTTGGCTGCCGTAGAGAAAGCAGGTGGTATTGAAAAACTCATGAAAGATGCAGCCAGTAAGTATACTCCTGCTGCACGTACTACTACAGTAGGAAAACAGACAGAAGAGGTTAAGCATGTAAGCAAGAATGAAAAAAGACTTGCAGAGAAACAAGAGAAAAATAGACAAAGATTTAATAAGTAAAGGATAAAATTATGGCAACAGAAAGACTTACATGGGGACAACTTTCAAGTCTTACCCCTGATAATGGAGCAGTTCGGACACTGAAAGAATTGCTGATTATGACAAACTTCGTCGATGAAGAACTTGAACGATTCTTTACCTTGAAACAGAATGTGTATAACGGCAAGAAACTGGGATGGCAAGGAGAGATGGAAGATGTTGGTTGGGCTGGTTCCGGATGTAACCCAGAATACAAGAAAGTAAACATCAACTTTGCTGAGAAGGAATGGAAAATTGGTGACTGGAAGATTCCTTTGGAATGGTGTTATGAGGACTTGAAGGATACCATTGCAGAGTATTGCTTGAAAACGGGTACAGATATTGGAGATTTATCGTCTACTGAATATATGGATGATATTGTTTATCCGGCACTGGATTTAGCAATCAAACGTATGATGTGGCGATTTATCTGGTTCGGTGACACTGAAGCGCAGAATGCAACATCTTCAGGTCAGATTACTGATGGAATTGACATAGAGCTGTTCAAGACAACAGACGGATTCTGGAAACAGTTGTTTGCGATTGGTACTGCAAATGCAGGTCAGAAGGTTGCTATTGCAGCAAATGAGGAAGCATCCACAGCTTTACAGTTCAGTAAACTGAAGGAGGCTGGTGTAGCTATTAATATTTTTGACAGCTTGCTTGAAAATGCAGATTCTCGTATTGCTTCTATGGATGGGGCTGGAATCTTCTGTACGAAGTCGCTTTGTGATGCCCTTGCTAATGACTTGAAACGAGAATATAAGGAGATTCTTACTTGGGAACAGATTTTCAAGGGGCTTGATGTGACGGAGTACAATGGAACACTGATTTATCGTGTATCAATCTGGGATAGATTTATCCAGAAATATCAGAATAATGGTACTAAACTGAATCTTCCTCACCGTGCCGTGTTTGGTTCACCGAAACAGTTGTTTGTTGGTACTCCAGCTAATAATATTATTTCAGACCTTGATATTTGGTTTGACAGAAATACCCGGACCAACAAACTGTACTCTACAGGTAAATTAGGATGTCTGATTGGGGAAGATGATTTATTCCAATTAGGTTATTAATGGAAGGAGGTATTATGGCAGGAGTATGTGATAATGCAATTAAAAGGGACATCGTGGCAAACTGTGATGACCCTATTGTTCCTGGTCTGGAGCAGGAAGGTGTAATAATGAACCGTAAAGATGTAGATTTTTCTACTGTCGCTTTTAATGCTACACGTAAAAATGTAATTGAAACGTTGGCATTGAAGGAAGGAAAGAAAGCTTATAAGGTTGTAGTGCTTGGAAGTACTCCATTTACTGGGACGAATACGGCATTGGCTACTGGTACCTATCGGAATACATTTACCAATATAGTGAATATGGTAATTCTAGCTAATGACCCTGATGTATGCAATGATATCATTGATGGTTTAGCAAATGGTGAATATGTAGTGATTTTGGAAAACAAGGCGAAAAATCTGCTGAAAGAAGAAAATCCAGGAGATTCCGCTTTCCAGATTTACGGCTATTATCAAGGGCTGAAGGCGGCTGAGCTCAGCAATGATAAATATTCTGAGGATACAGACGGTGGATGGTCCGTATCATTACAAGAAACTAAGGTACCAAAGTCCGCTTTGTTCTATTATAAGACGGATTATGATACAACCAAGACAGCTATTGATACTTTGACCTCTAATGCTGTATAAACATGGAATTAATTGAAGTGGTTAATAGGTTGAAGGAGTTGGGAGGTATTGCCTCCCTCTCTTCTTCTGAGAAAGCTGAGATTGAGAATCTGTATTTGCTTGTACTTGATAAAAAATTTATACGTACATCTTGTAGCGACTGCTATCGGGATGCAGTTATTGAGATGAGTGCTTACCTTAAAAAAAATGGAAAAATGAAAGAAAAATCAGAATACAGTTTAAAGAACGGTATCCTCCTGCAGATGGGATTTGGAAGTAGTGAAATGTATACGAATGCCAACCTTACTGATGAAGTAGCGGAGAAGTATCTGGCAAGATACCCAGATAATATCAGGTATTTCTCAAAAAAGCCTGAGGATTGGGAGGAACGTGTTAGAACCAGAAAAGAAGGTAATGTAGTGATTAATGACGAGCTTGTATCTCTTATTGTAGAATCTATGAAGGATGGTGTCACGAGCAAGTCTATTCAAGAAGAGTTTAAAGGATATAAGATAGGCGGGAAGGCCATATCAAAGAAAACTTTGACTGCGCACGTAAATAAAGCTTTGGAGATGTTTGCTGATATGCAGGACGGGGATACTGAGAATAGCAGCATAGATAATGATGATTTGTCTGCAGAAGAAAAACCTGAAGAGGAGCCTGAAGATAATAATGAATAATTAAAAGCCTCACGGAAATATGAGAGTAAAGGAACTAAAGAAGAAGAGCTGCGTAAGAGTTGATACTGGATATATCCAGGCGCTGGGAATACAATCTTATGGGGATGATAATCTCTACCCACAGACGGTAAAGAACATTATTTCGGCCAGCTCTACCGGCAGTGAATGTACAGACCGTTTTGCAGACTTCATCGAGGGTAATGGTTTCCGTGAGGTTGCTTTTTCCGAATATGTAGTTAACCGTAAGGGAGACACAGCCGATGATATCCATGCACTTGTATGCCGGGATATGGCAGATTATAACGGAATCGCATTGCATGTTAATTACAATGTCTTTGGAGAAATTGTAGAGTTGCAGCATATCCCATTTGAAAACTGCCGTTTAGTAGAGGAGGATGACAACGGATATGTAGCGAAGATTGCTGTGCATCCAGATTGGACAGGCAAGAAGACACGGAAAGGTAAAGCAATACGTGTCACAAAAGACAATATAGATTACATAGACGTATTTAATCCGGTAAAGGCTGTCGTTATGGCACAGATAGAGGCAGCTGGAGGAATAGAATATTACAAAGGTCAGGTACTTTGGGTTTCGATGGCAGGGAAACAGGCTTATCCAACAGGGAAAGCAGACCGTGTAATTACGGAAATGAGTACTGATGAGGGGCTTTCCAACGTGAAGTACAGGAATGTGCGCAATAATTTCCTGCCTAGTGGTATGGTAGTAACGAAAAAAGGTTCTGCTGGTGTCAGTTATGATGATAATGGGAACGAAATTAAGGTTCCTGAGGATGAAGGATTCTCTGATAACCTGGTAAAGCTGCAAGGTGATACAAATTCGTTGAAATTGCTGGAAGTAACTCTTGAAAATGACGAGGAAAAGCCTGAATTTATTCCGTTTACTACACAGAATTATGATAAGGAGTTTACCGTTACGGATGCAAGCGTGGTGGAACGTATTTATTCTGCATTCGGTCAGGAACCGTGGTATTGTATCCGTATCGGAAAGGTGGGTTTCTCTGGTGATATATTGGAGGATGCTTTTGAATATTATAATTCAATTGTCAGCAAGCAGCAGCGGCTTATAGAACGTACGTTTGACCGGATATTCCGCAACTGGTATGAAGTGGCAAATCCAACAAATGACTTTAGTGTACAACCATTAAAATATGTGAGAAATGCAGAAGTATCTAATAACAACGCTTGAGGTTTCCACTTTGTCCCGTGGCATGTCCGTACATGTCGATGAAGACAAGATAGAAACGTATATACGCGAATCGGAAAGTATTGATATAAAGCCTGCTTTTGGTGATGCATTATATCTTGATGTGAAAGAGCATCCGGAAAAGTACAAACTTCTACTTGACGGTGGAACTTATGAGGATAAGTGTGGAGAGAAAAAGATGTTCATGGGTATTAAAACCGCATTGGCTTACTATACCTATGCAAGAATCGTGAAAAATGGTGATGGGAATGTAACCAGATATGGTTTTGTTCAAAAAGAGGACCAGTATAGCAGCCTCACAGACATTAAAGAGAAGGTAATGGCTTATGATGATGCTTTTTCCATCGCTGACCGTTACCTAAAAGAATGTGTACGATTCCTTCAGGATAAAAAAGATGATTATCCTCTTTATCGTGGAAATGGGAAAATCAAGGCAAACAGAACCGTGTATAGAGTTTTAGGAGAGTGATATGGCGGATAGCATTGAAACATTAAAGGAATTAGCCTTATTGATTCGTAATGCAACGAAGACAGGGGAGAATACGGCTGAGAGAGTTGGAAGGACTCTAGTCGGAATAATCGATAACTTGTCTCCAGTTGATTTGGAAGAACTTAAAAGACTTTTCCTTCGCAAGGATATACCAGATTGCACAAAATATCTTTTATCGTTATTTGGGGGTGCCGTATTTGGCAAGGATGGCTTTGCTGAAGGACTGACTGGATTTGGGGCAAAGATAGATAAGGATGGCAACGGAGAGATGCGCAAGCTGAAAGTATGGGAAGAGCTGATTGTGCCGTTACTCGTATATAACCGTGTCGAGGTGGTTATTGGTGATAAATGGCGTTCACCGGGTGCCGGAGAAATAGAAACGGTAACACCAGATGTAGATAGCGAAGGGAACCAGCTGGCTACGGGTACTGCAACGCTGAAGCTTCGTACCGGAGAAATTGGTGCGATAGCGGTGGATGATATGGATATGGGGATTTTCCACTTCGGCACTGACAGCGACGCAGCAGAGGATAGTGACGACAGTAAGGGTAACTTTACCTTTGCCGGTTTTACGACCGCCTACTGGCGTATCACGGAAGTGCTTGACGACAACAACAAAACTTTCCGTTATGCGCTTCGTCCGGGTTATACAGTCCATCCTGCTCCACAGATGACATTTTCCTGCCGTGGCAACTTTACCAATAAGGACCGACAGACATCTGTATATGAGACACGTACATACACTCGTATGCTGAAGAATCAGAACACTTGGGAAATATCTGCAGCCAATATAGCACTGCAGTACGGTGACCTGAGTAACCTGAACGTGTTCGGCATGAATATGGAAGGGTATTCGATGTATCTTAACTCTGTCTACTTTGCCGGAACCATTACTCAAGTAAAGCCGGACGGAACACCTGTAAAAACAGCCAACGACCGTACAGACTGGGAACCGGGAA